TTCTGAATTGGCGCTTTCGCCCATTGAGGAGGAGCTCACAGCCCTCAGTGTTGGAAGTAGTGCCGTCGTGGTCAGGAATAGATCCCTGGCTGCGGGGGCATGGGACGCCAGAGTGACCACTTGGGGCGAGTGGTTGCAACAGCGTCTTGGTCTAGGGGTGGGTCGGTATCTCGAACCCATCCCTCGACCTTCTTTCTAGGCCGCCTTACCCGAGGTCAATCTGTATGCGTGAAATCGCAACTCACGCATCCCAACGTGCAGATGACCAGGGTAGGGCGGGGAGCCACACGACAGCGCTTTCTGGGCGTTATCTCGTTGTTGTGTGGGGTTGCGAGGTACTGCTGTTTCGACGACAGTATCGATAATGCTCATACCGCAATCATGGAGCGGGTGTTTTACCATGCTACTCCTGGGGGTTTTGCTCCTCCCAGGGTGCCTAGCATGGAGGTTGTTACCAAGGTCTTATACGGGTTCTGGACTGCATTAGTTGCAGGAGTAGTTCGCACCGTCCCTGTGGCTCTTTCGGTTTATCCGGAGGAGAATTACAGGGGCCGGAAACTACTCTTGTACCAGAGGGCGCGGGACCACGTACTTGGCAGGACTTACGGGAAAAATTTCGGCAAGCTCAAGACATTTATTAAGCACGAGAAGGTATTCGTGAAGAATAAACGCCTTGTGCCCAGAGTTATTCAACCGCGGAGCCCCGAATATAATGTCTGTGTAGGGCGCTATATTCGCCAACTTGAGCACCGCATTTATCATTTGATAGATGGATTGTGGGGAGGTCCTACTATCATGAAGGGCCTCAACTGTGTTCAACAAGCTTCTGCAATAGCTGACGCGTGGCAATCAATTTCTGATCCAGTTGGTGTGATGCTGGATGCAGTTCGTTTTGACCAGCACGTCAGCATCCCCATGTTACAGTGGGAACATTCCGTTTACTTACAGTTCTTTCCTCCGTCCTACCGTCCTGAGTTAGAGTGGTTGCTCTCCATGCAATTGTTCAATAAAGGGGTGGTGGTTTGTCCTGACGGGATCCTGAGGTATAGTGTTAACGGTTGCAGGGCTAGCGGTGACATGAACACTGCTATGGGCAATTGTCTAATCATGTGTGCTATGGTTCACGCCTTTGTTAGCTCTTTAGGTATCAAGGCGCGGCTCATAAATAATGGTGATGATTGTTGTCTGATAGTTGAACGGTCTTCATTGGCC